CACTTGTAAATGCACGGATCTATGGACTGGGTTTGAATATAGATAGTCGTGACCCTCGGAAGAGGAAACTATTTAGGCGAGCTGAAAGGGCCTTGAATAGACCGGGTGTTCCCAGAGGAGATCAACCCTTATCACCAATTTCAGTGGTAATTGCAGAAAAAATTCAGGATCGATATGATACTCGCACCACAGAGGTTACCATTGTTGAAAATACGTATAGTAACGTAGTGTCGAAACAATTAAGATTGTTATACTGTCCTCTAGTCCCAACTATTAAATTTGTGGATGATGAAGACTAGTTCTATGGAAAAGGTTAAGATGGTACCATTACGGCCAGGAATGACTCTCCCTACGAGTCAACTGTACAGCGATATTGACAGCTACACAGCAATGTGGGATGTGGTGTGGCGTGAAGTTGAACCAATGTTACTATCTCAATACAGGGTGCGAGTCATATCAGATCAGGTCTCTTTGTTTGAACCCTTCAGATTAACCGCGCTCACGAGAGAGCTTGCAGCGTTGGCGAACAGAACGTTGACTAATAATCTTAATGCTGACCTTGCAGTACTAGCCCGTATGTTTATGGTAGCTCTACATGGTGGAATAACCCAATTTTCCGAATTTGTCCAATCAGCGAATCTCGCCGAAATCTACGCCACCCTCATGCCTGAAGCAGCCGAGGAGGCACATAAAGCTGTGAGTGTAGCTCTGCGTGATGAATTGAAACCATTTCTAGTACAGGTGTTACGAGGCCTGGTTCGAAATACCGAGCTAAGAACAGTTTCACGCAATGCGCAGAACGCCCTGGATTTTATGAGGCAGTCGGATTTAGTAGACTGGACTCTCACCACAGCCCCAGTACTAGCAAGAGAACTAATTGAGGTCTATAGGGCGCAGCGTTACGCGGCAGCAAACGAAATATTCCTGCGCTTAACATCTTCACTAATGGATAACACGCAATCGTTGACTCCTATATTAGTAGCAATATCCGAGGCTGGTGACATGGCAACAGCGAGTATCGCTGTGGCTGGTGATGATTTTCTACCTCTATTACACGATCTTAATCTACTCCGTTGGGTTGAGTGGCAACCAGTCGCCAACAGTATCTACCTATGCGACGGTCAGGCATTGTCTGCACCGGAGAACCCTTTGCGACCCATCTTCTATGCGACGGACTTACCGCGTCTGACAGGAATCATAGATGTCCCGGATCTACTCCAGTGGGTACTGACTGTAGCTGGGGTCTGGGCTGCTTACCTACCAAGTGCAGGGGTGGCCCTCATTCAAAGGTCACTGGCGGAACTATTTAATGCACTCGATCGGTATCAGCTCAAAGGGACTGCCATCGAGCTGCTGTATGCGCCGGAAGCGCTGAGAACCGCCCCCAGTAATGATATGCTGTATAGGATGCTATTAGAAATCGCCTACTCGAAGATCATAATACACACTCTCGCTGGAGCAACTGCTACAAGTGCGATAGGCAGCTATATTTCCCAACAAATAGGCATGCAACAACTGACAGACACCAGAAGATTGGATATTGCGGTAGGTTTTGCTGAAGCACTAGCTGGGCTACCACTCTTCGTACTTTCGATGTATGAGCGTCTTGTTGAAAATGCAAAGATTGTAAGAATCGGGAACATGAGATTCATGAACACTCCTAAATTACTCTCAGAGTTCCGCCTACTGTCTGACAGAATAGTATCTGTCCTGAAGACGACTTTACAAACAACAAGTGAAGCAACAGCAAGGCTAGACGCTTTCGAGCAGCGGTCAAGGGAACTAATACTCACAGATCGCGCAGCCGTTCACTATGAAGGTTTAGTGTCATTTGACTTCCATTACTCTCGAGACGCACTTATGCGACAAACACAGACCGTACTCTATGAAGACACCAAGAATAACACCCTCCAGGTATATGATTATGCATTCCTATCAGATATCAAAGATGCGTCGGGTTGGACAACACTTGATGCTAATCTTGATAACGTGATACGTGCTATAGATCAACATGCGACAGGGAAAATCGTCAACATAAATGGCATGTTTCTCCGCACAGTGAGGGTGAACTTTTTCACAGGTTCACCGCTGATTGATAAGCTAGCACTACTGGTACCTCGATATCTACAGGTAGAAAATGGCATAATCGATCTGGAGTACGTACATCCACGGATACATGACTTTAAACAATCGTTCTACTTTGCGAACCATGACGATGTGGCAAACTTCTTAGGATATGCCAGTTGGGAAAAGATGTCATTGGTACTGCCAGAGACACTCATGTCAATACTGAGCGTAGCGGCCGAGAGATTATTGACGTCAGGCCCTAACGACCGGCCTCAATTCTGGTTGCTTGCCAAATATCCGCTGATCGTAATGACTTTTCGCCGGGAAGGTTATTTTCTTGAGTCAGAAGAAGCCGCGGCTCTCGCGACATGCTACACGGGTCAGTATAAGTTGTGGACAATCTCACAGCCCGCTACTGCGCATTTCCACCGTCTAGAT